TTACGCATATTTCAATTGTGTGTTCGAGATACTCTGTAACTATTCTTTGAGCTTCTTCTACTTTTATTTCTATATCTACGGAATCCATTTTATTCTCCTTTGTTTTTTCCATAATCTACTATTATACATAATCTTTAATTATATGCAATTCATTCCTCTTCTTCTTTTGCTTCTAAATGAAACTTCCCAACCAGTATCTTTAGGTCAGTATCTTTCCATTTATCAAACCCAAGCTGTATATTCTTATCAAATAGTTCTGAATAAGCCTTTTTAGCTTTAGCTTCAGTTTCTGATTCAATTTCAAATACAACTTTGAAAGATTCTACGAATTTATATTTCATTTTCT